CCTCGCTTATCAATTGTCGTCGCCGGACTATCGCGAACAACCGTCATTCCGTCAGGTAAAAAATTAACCCCTGCGTATGGCCGATTATATGCGACCGGGCGCGCTGTTATTCTGGTGATAGCTTCGTCGTTATATCCCACCGAAATTAGGTTACTTAGTGATTTTTCCGTCCGGTCATACGTGGTCCGGATTGACCCAATGCTGTAATAATATTGTTCCCACGGAACTATTGTGTCGTCTTCAAAGCTATCGGCAGTGCTTGATAAGACTGCAAATGGTTCTGGGGGATTATCACGCGAAAATATCGTATTCGAACGATAAATCTCTTGGCTCGTGCAATCCGCGTTCGGCGTCCATGTGAGATTATACTTCATTTAAATATTCAACCTCAAAGTTTGCGGGCGGATCAAGCGTAACTACGGGGAACCACAGATATTCAGGGAAATCGACATTTATCAATATTTCAAGCTGATTTAGAACTGGAGATGCCGTTTCAAGATCGCCATAGCTTTCGACCAACATTTGCAGTGTATCCCAATATGCGGGATCATAATAGATAGGCTCGACTTCCAATTGAGCGGAAACAATGTGAACATTACCTTGAATGCTATCAAGGCTAAATGTCCCCGGCAAAAAACGGCACGTCCGCTCTACCGGATCGGGATCATCAATCACCAAATCCATTAAAAAAACCGCAGCGCCTTCTTTGGCAGGGCCTTTGTAAAATATGACGAATTGCTGATACTCTGTTTTACTCCGCAACACCCACTGACAACTAACTTTATCTGCCGGGTTAAGTATGTCTTGGCGATATGCCCCCATGCCACCGTCAAGCTCTGTCCCAACAACAGGGCTACCCGGCCTTGTCGCATAAGATGAAAGGCTTGGCGCGAAACGTAATTTTGCCATTATGCCCGCTTCCGTGTTGCGTTCGTGTTATTGTTAAGTGCTTTAGATGTACGGCTATTGGGGTTTTGCAAGTCTGCGGCAATGACCTGCGGCGCATCCTCTCGAACGGTTTCTTTAGATACACGCTTGGCGATAATGACCACATCCGTCTCACTTATTTGCTGCACATCGTATTGCGCGCCAGCATAATCTTGGATGGTGATATTTATACCGCCCATAGCAGATGATTTTCCGGAATTCATTGCCTCCAAAGCGCCTCGGTTTTTCTTTGTAGCTTGGGCATTTACGATAAATTCACCATTCGATGCCGCAATAGGTATGCTATCAGACCTACCTGTTCCCGACCCAGTGATCATGCCACCATTCTTAAAGCCCGTCGCCTGAACTGATTGTATGTTCGCGATGATAGATGCACCTGCCGCCGCCGTGCTGGCCGCCGCCGCAAGGTTCATCGGCCACGGAAGCGACATAGCATTAGCAATACCCTGCTGCACCTTTAAGATGCCATCGGCAATCGCGAAAGCCTTGGAGACAACAAACATCGCTTTGTATATGCCGCTTTGCTCTCCCGCGAACCCTTGGGCAATCGTCGCAAGATCGCCAAACATTTGAGATGATCCAATCAGGATCGCGCTGTTTGACGCCGCCATAAGTGCATCGCGCTGCTTGGTGGCTGCGGCTTGGATTTGCGTAATTCGGTCTTGTCCTTCTTGCTCTGTAATTACGCGCTCGTCCATGGCTGATCTAACAACATCAAGCTTGTTGTTTTCGGCTTGCTGCAATGCGGTTAATTGCTGGTCATATCGTGCAAGGTCGTTAAAAGGCCCCGTGTCGCCAATGGTGCCGTACTCATTCATTCCCCCGACTTGACCAATGCCAAAGTCGGTATTCTTCATGTCTTTGAGCTGCTGCAAGCGATAGCGGGCGTCTATCTCGTCTTCTACTTTTTGAATGGTATCATCTAATGATCCTGACGGTATTCCAGCATCTTTTGCCATTCTTTCCACTTCTCGAACCGCATTCAGTTTCTCAATGTCTTTTGCAAGCATATTAACTTCCTTGCGCTGCCTTGTCAGGCTTGCAACAAGCTCGTCTATGCTTTCCCATCCTTTCTGCTCTGTGTTTACGGCGTCATTATAATCTTTCTGGGCCTTTTCTGCTGCTTCCAAGGACAGTTTTAAATCAAACAGCGACGTTGCTGCATTGCGCACCGCAGACGCATTATCATTTGATGCATCAATACCCGCACGTTTAAGAGCCGTGTATACCGCTTGCTCTCGGTCCGTCCGCCCAAGCTGATCACGCTCAAATTTAAGCGCATCGATCACGTCTTTAATTTTATCAGTTAATTCATCCAAATCATCGGTCGCTGGGTCAGTAACTACGACTAAAGGTTCGTCAGTTGACACTTTATTAAATTCACGCATTTTCCTGCGAAGAACATCAAGATCATCCTCCACTTGCGCGATTTCTTTATCAACATCCGATGTAATGTCGATTGTCCAATTTAACGCGCCACCTTCGGACATTTTATTGGCAAGTTTTTCGGCTTCTGCATTTAAAAACCGTTGCGCCTTTAATTGCTCTAGCTTGGCTTGTGCTGCCTCTACCGAGGCAATTGCGTCTTTATTCGTTTTTTCTGCACTTTCCTCAGAAAGTCCAGTTCCTTTTGCAATTGCTACATTTAAAAGATCTATAGCTTTAGTATGCTCTTCGGCTGCTTTTTCTGCATCCGTCTGACGTGTTGATAAATAATAAATTCCCCCAGCCAAAGCGGTTATTGCTAATCCAACAGGACCACCAAAAACAGCTAATGCAGCCGATAAGGCTCTTGTTGATACAGCAACTGCTGCCAGCCTTGCCGCAGTTAGTGGGGCCACAACGGCCATTAATCTAAGACCAGCCAAAGCTGAGCTTGATCCCACAGCTTGAGCCGCGAATGCGATTGCTACCGTGCTGATACTTGATGCAAGTCTGCTAACCATTACCCCGGCTAGGACCGTCGCGGCTCCTGATATAATCTGAATATTATCTATTAATTTCTCTCCCGCAGGAACTAACACATCAAGAATTTTCTCTCCGACAGATGTTGCGGTTTCTGAAAGCTTGTTAAGAACTTTATCAAGTCGCTTATTAAGCGCTTGCGTTACCTTATCAACGGCTGCATCAGTAGCACCGGCCTTTTTGGTCATGTCATCAAGAATTTCGCCCATGCTTTCACCAGCTGAACCGGACAGGGCTAAAGCCGCTGTTACAGCCTCTACACTGCTAAACAGTGTCTGCATTGCCTCTGATGAACCACCAGTGCGCTTTACAACATCGGCCATAAATCCAGCGAAGCCCTTGGCTTTAAGCCCTGCTGTTGAGAAATCAATACCTAATTTTTCAGCGATTTGCTGCGCTTGTTGAGATGGTCCAAGAACTGCGGTTAATGCAGCTCTTAGGCCCGTGACGCTTTCTGCTGTTGCTATCCCACCCTTGGTCAGGGCAGCAACAGCAGCCGCCGTTTCGTCGAACGTGACGCCAAGATTGCTTGCAATAGGCAGAACTTTACCAAGATATGATGATAATTCTGTGATCGTCGTCTTTCCAGCGCGCATTGCTACAAATAGCGCGTCTGATGCGTCGGCAGCACTTAGACCGCTATCCTTATAAACGTTTGTCGCGGTTGTCAAAATGTCGACGCCAGTCGTCACGTCGGTTACACCACCAACTGCAAGTCTGTTTGCTGATGTCAAGACGTCTATAGCCTGAGATGCAGACGTTGCCCCGGCAGACACAGCTTGATAAAAACCCTGAACTTGCTGTGTAGATGATGTGCCAAACTCTATTGCTAGACTGCGAGCCGATGACGTCATTTCGTCAAGCCCGGTATTCGCGTCGTCAAGAAGTGTAGACAGTTCAGCGGTAGCAGCAGAAAGCTGGCGCGCCCCGGATATGCCCGCATAAAGCCCACCACCAAGAGCAGCGACACCCAGAACCAAAGACGAAATTGATTTTGTTAGCGACCCAGAAACTTGACCAAGATCGCCTAAATCCCTGCCAAGCCTATCCGACGAATCACCAGCCTGACCTGCTGATCTTCGTAATTCATCGAGCCGACGCTGCGCGGCCAGCAGCCCTTGGGTATCTACTCGGAATTCAAGGGTCGCTAACTCTGCCATTTATTTTGACCCTTTTGCTTGCTGTTCGCGGATTTTAGCCAATTCAACCGACATAGACCTTGACCACGCCCTAGACATTTGCATTAGACAATCAAACTCAAACGGGCGGACTTTTAATCCCATGTTTTGCTGCCAGCATCTTAACTCATTATGAGTTAATGTTAAAGCCTCGCCGTCCCTTATATATGACGCGGGCGAAACGATATCCCAAAACCAATTCCAAAGGTATTCTCCATGTTCTGGAACCTCTAATTCCGGACCTATTGGCTGACCGAACCTAGCGTTGAATTCCCGCCGTGTCTCGCCGTGGAAATCAGGTGTTTCATATCTTACCCTGATCGCCACGGCGTTTACGAGATCACGTGTTAGCCACCGAAAAAATTTGCAATATCTGCCGCCTTGTCGTCAATCTGTTTACGGTAATGACCGTCAACAAAGGAGAACAAGGTTTTAACGTTTTGCAGGTTAAGTTCCGGGACTGCGTTGCCATTAAGCTTGGGCTGGGTAACGCCGCGATCTTTGTCCTCTTCCCATCGCCAAGATGCAATGCGTGAGAAAATCATCTCGTCGCTCTCGTCTTTGGCGTCCTGATAGGTGCGGTCCTCTTTGCTCTGACTGCGTTTCAAGGTGCCGTCAAGGATACGACGCTGGCAATCCATAACCTTAGGATCGTCGGGCGCGTAAAGTTCGATATGCACCCCGGTCGGCTTTTTGGTGACGGGGGCTTTTAGTTCAAACTCAAAGTGTTTTGATTTAAGGCCGAGTTCCATAATGGTTCCTTACGGGTTTACAACGATTTCAAGCTGATTAAGAGCAAGAGCATAAACTTCGCGCTGGAAATCTTCGGGACCGTCATTAGGATGACGGACACCAGCAACGAGGCCGCGCTCGTAATAGATTGACCCATTCAATCGAGTAATCTTAAATGCAAAATTATTAGACCGATTTGCATCAGACCCAGCAACGCGCATCTGCACTTGTCCGGGATCGGTCGCGATATATGCGACTTCAACCTCTGGATCACCAGCATTCGTAATGCCCGCGCCCTTTTGGGTTACTGTGGTGTCCCACGTGTCGTAGTTGACGATATTGGTAGTTGATCCAGTCTCGCCAATCGAGCCAACAGATTTCACTTCAAGCCAAGTAAGGGCTTCGTATCCAGCTTGATTTAGATCTGAATTATGAACTTCCACGTCGCCGCTGCCATCCACTGCGACATAAAACTTGCCGCCAATATTCGTATCAGCCATTTGTCTACTCCTTGGTCTGATAGTCTACGCGGATGGGTAGCCGCCAATCAGCCCCATCGCGATAACCGGTTTCAAGTTCTGGCGGCTTGTTGATAATTATTAACCCATTATCAGTTATAATGGATGTTGGATACGGGAACAAACTAAAAACATCGTTTGCTATCACATTTGCGGGCGTCGTGAATTTATTGCGCTCAATCACAACCGTAATCATGACAGATCCACGGGTGATAATGTCCCCGCCTGACCACGTTTCATCCGTGCGAGATACCGGGATATGGTCAAAAACAACAAAAGGCCGGTCCGGGTCTGCGTCCTGATTGGGCCAAACAATCGTGCGGCCCGGCAAGCCATTGCGGAGATATTCACCGATACCGTTTTCTATCTCAATCGGTGTCATCATAGGCTTCTACCGTGGTTGGAATGAAACCCAAGCTTTAATTCTGCTGCTTTCCTTGCTCTTGCAGCTTCAAACTTGTCATCATATTTCCCAAGAGAAATTGTTTTCCCATTATACCTAATGCTAGCGTACCACTTTTTTCTATCTTTAATCCAGCTAACCCCATTAATACCACTTTTGTTTCGCTTCGTCGTTCTTTTGTTCATCATATTTTCATGATGGGACACGTCTCTTAAGTTGCATATTCTATTGTCTGATGTGTCGCCATTGATGTGGTCAATTTCACCATCAGGCCATTTACCATAATGAATGGCCCAAGCCACCCTATGTGCTCCAAACCTGATACCATAAATATAACCCAATTTGTGCCCTGTAAGAGACCCTGAAATAAATGCCTGATTGCCCGCGTGCAACTTATTGAACATTTCTACTTTCTTATCGCATGGATACTTCCAATCAGGTAAGCAGTCTATTCCCCTTTCCTTCCAAAATAGATTTCCGGATTCAGGATCATAAGAGATCAATTTTGATACTAAACTAGCCGGTATTTTGTCTGAATTTTTCACAGTCAAATTCCTAAAGGAAAAACATTATATATTATGCACTTTTTTAACATTTGATGCCACAAATTGAGGCCATTTTTCTACTGCGCGAGTGAGAAAAAACCATCCTGATTGGTTGTAAGTCCGGCCCTCGCTGTCTGTACCGGTAAATCCGTAATTGACCCGAGCGGCATAATCTATGTCCCATGAAAATGTTGCAGTTTCACCAATATCAAACCCCGCAAGTGCTACAGCGTATGATGCATGACCTTTTGTTTTTAGGCCCCCAACCTCGCTGGTAAAGCTATTAATCAGGTCTGATTTAACAACAGGTATGCGGCCTTCGATTAGCGTACCCCCAGCACTTTTGCCTTGCGCACTGTTTTGCGCTTCACGACAAACGTCTGTGAGGCTATCAATAACCACCTTGCGCATTTTTCGCTCAGTGTTTACCACCATTCTGTCAACTTGTGACCTAAACGTTCTAGCCATTCTAAACCTCGATCACGGGTTCATAAAATGCGGTGCATCGGCATCCCCAATTTTCTTCAGGTCCGCCCCTTGGGTCATGAGGGTGTTTCATGCGCGTACCATCGGGTAATACAAAATCCTCACTGATAGGTATGCGCGTTCCTGAAATTGCTTGATGCTGTTCACGGGCCTTCTTTTGACTGCCCCTGTTCCAATTCCAGACCTTGTTCACACCATCCACCTGACCAGCATCTATTAGCTGGGTCATGCCCTCGTCTTGCCCTGCGGCAAGCCCTGCATTGGTCTCAAGGCGCGCAATACCCTCGGCCCGATATTGTATCTGGCGTTCGCTATATCGATTTGTAATCTGGTCAATCTGTGTTTCGGTTAATGGCTTTTCGTCGCGAATGGCCTTTGCAATCGTGCGATCAAACCGCTTGTCGCGCAAAGCCTTCTGAAAATATTCAGCATCCAAGTTCCGCAATTGCTCTCTTGCTTTTATAACTGCATTGGCTTGCGGTTTGTTAAGTCCGATAAGCCCTTGCGTCCTTCGCCCTGTATTTGGATTGCGCGGGCCAATTAATTCCATTGCCGTCTTGCGCGGGCTTTGGCTCAATTCTCGGCCATTTGAAAGAACGTCTTGCACAAGCGGCAAAGTGTCGTCGCTAATCTGCGTGATCATCTCACTGGATTTCTCACGTATCCATTGTGTAGCTCTTGGGGTGTTTCCGCTAAACCCAAATGTACCGCGTCCGATAATTGTTGAAGCGCTTTGCCCGCCAGCGACATACGATCCGCGCAGAGCCTCCGTCATCGGGAAAAGCGTTCGATCGTCAATATTAAGAGCATCTACAACGCCAAACGCATCGCCCACCTCAATAAGTGCGATCAGGTCTTTAAGATTGATTGCAGTCTTTGCGTCGGTCATTGCAGCCATAAACGCCTTAGCCATTTGCGGAGAATATTCCGCAAGCAGCCTGTCGTAAATGATTTGCTGTTGACGCTTGCTTGACATTATTTCCTACACTGAAGTTCATAAAGAACATCAACCCCGCCGGGGCTTGTTTTATTAACTGCGAGTATAGCGTATTCTGTCGATGAAATCACGATACGATCTGATGTTTCTGGAACGGTCCCAACGCTTTCGACCAGCACACGCAAATCACTTGCGCGGATGTTTTCGCCATCGATCAGGCGCTTGTCGAATTTGCCGACGATAACAGCGAGCGGGATAGGCGTTGGCGTTCCTGCGGGCGGATCCCACGGGTTTTCCGGCTGTGACGAAGGGCGCTGTAGGGTGGCGATATTGGGGCTACCTGTCCCAACCTCTGCCCCAGCTTGGCGCAAGCCCTCCGCTACCTCTTTGGCAATGTCAATACCGGCCATTTAGCACCTTTGTGCATTAAGAGTGCGCAAACCAACACCAACGCGAACAGACGGCATACACTTGGATAGCATCGCGTCAATCTTGGTACTTACTGGACGCACCGCATCGGCCGCTCTGCCCGTGTCCGTCTTGCTGTCAATTGCAATCGGGGTCCACTTGATTGTATCCACTCCGGTTAACACTTTGGCTTGGTCATTGCTAAATGTGGTGGACCAAAAACCCGGCGTTGCCAGTTCTAGATTTGCCGCTTCATAGGTTGCCTGTTCGATGGCCTCGTCAGACGTAACGCACCCACCACGAAACCGCTCTACATAGGTCCATTGGATGTAATCTGATGCACGGACAAGCGCGGCGGTTGCATCTGCGTCGGATGCTTCCGTTGGCGCGCTATCGCCACGCTCTAATGCATATGCCCGCCAGCCTACGATTGTCCCATACATACCGGATTACTCCAAAATGTAGGCGGTCAGACCTTCGCCGGTCATTGCGATAGTGCCAGAAAGATAGCGGAAGATGCTGTCAAGCAACACGGCCTCGACTGCACCAGCCGCAACAGTGATCGAGAACCCGCCAGATACATCAACGCCACCGATACCCGGAACCGGCACAGTGCCTCCGCCATCGCCATCAATGACGCATTCAATCGGTGCGCCGGTCGAATTGCGCAGGACAAGGGTTTGTTTCCCTCCACGGGTATAAACAAACGTATTTGTCGCGGTCAGCGTGGTTTCGGTAACGGTTACGTCGCCCGTAATGCCGGTAAGTGTGGTTTTTGCAACAGTAGCCATGGTATCACCTTTGAAAAATATTAGATTTATTCATCCAACGCTTCAGCAATCGCCTGTTCAAGACGCTCTGCGCTCCACCGTCCGTCAGGCTTCTTACCGGTCAATTCTTTGTAATCTGAGCTGAGTTTGGTTAGCTCGTCTGGCTTGTCACCTTCAACAGGATCAACCATTTGCGGGTTAACAACCATTTGGCGGTCATCTTCGACAATTTCATAACGGCCTGACCATCCCTTGGGTTCATCAGAAACGGTAAAGACCGTCCCCACCTTGATCTCACCGCTATTACCGTAGATGCCCGGCTTTGTGATCTTGATCTTCATACCTCTATCTCCAAAATATGAGGGGCGAGTTTCCCCGCCCCATCACCATTAAGCGTCAACAACGACCGAGTAAAACACGCCGGTACGATTGTTGTAATCAGCACGAATTTCAAGTCCCATCGCGCCCATAACCAAGAACTGATAGTTGTCGGTCGGGTTCATACGGGTCTTTGCCGTGGTGTTAACAGCCATGCCGACCAGCGGACGAATGTAATCAGAGTTCGGGACAAACCCGAAAAACTCGTTACCGCTCAATTCGAAGGTGGAAACAATTTTATTGATCCGGCGATTGGTCAAAAGGTAGGACATTAACGTGCCACCCTTGAACCCCGATGAACCGGAATAAGACCGATCCCAATTGCGGGCAATCTCTGGCGACACATAAAGGTTTACTGCACCAGAAATGTAGTTGTCATCAAGCATCTGCCCTAGCGTCTGCGTGATAAAGGTATCAATCGCGTCGGACGTGGTTGCAGTTGCCGCAAGATCAATATTAGCGCCAAGATTGCCGAGGTTAATCGACTTAGACAGCGGGTTGGTGCGAATACCGTATGCGGTGTAGCCCTGAACATTGATAGAGCTATCACCATCAAGGGCGAAAAGAGCTTGATCGCGACGGATTTTTGCAGTCGTTGCTTCCTGATCATCAGCAAGGGCATCAAAGTTTTCAGACTGCAAAGTCAGCCATTCCCGCCATTCACGACCATAACCGGTCGAGAAGATAGGAACCGGCGTGCCGCGATATTCGTAAACGACCTTGTCCATGCCATTCGGAACCTGACCAGACAACGAGCGGTTGACGCTATTGTTGACGTCAGACGAAACACGGGTCAAGTGAACCAATTTGCCGATGTTAACCGCCTTTGCAAGCGGCATAAGGTCAGCCATATAGGCCTGACCTTCATCATTGCGCATAACACGACGGGTGATAGTATCCATTTCAAGCCAAGCATCACGCGGCAATACCGATGCGGCGTTAGTCACCTGTGCGAACTGTTCCTCGGTGCGGTGCCACCACTCGCGATTGGCGCAAAGGTCTTTCCACCACCCCGCGTGGGGGCGGCTGTTGGCGATCAAATTCTCGTCAAAATAACGCATTATTCAGCCCTCCTTAAACCGATGCAGTGAGATAACCCTGCGACGGACGGAACTTAATCAGCGCCTCTGCCCCAGTGGTGTTGTTAAAGACTTCTTCGGCGTATCCAATCACCTTGTCGCCAGTGGATGCGATGGCAAGCAGACCACCAGCGGCAGGCGTCAGGGCCGTACCAATGGCGGTAATATTGACGCTATTGGCGATCCGGCCCGCGTACAGCATTTCCGGCAGAAGCTCCATACCAATCACGGTGTCGCCATCCAGCCAGTCATCGTCAACACCCTTCATCGCAAGGTAATTGTCCTGACAGATCCAGACTTTGCCGATCGTGGTTGCTGCAGCATTGTCAAACTCACCGCTTGACACGACCAAAAGGTTGCCCGGCGAAAGGTCGCCATCAGCGGCGGTCAATTCCAAAACTTGCGGCTTGGCCTCACTTACGGGACCGAGATAAATTTTATTATAACGCGCCATGATTATTCATCCCCCTTCGGAAGTTTGAACCCAACTTCATCAGGCTTGCCGCCAAATGCGCCATTGATTGCTGCGGCCTTGCCCGGCTTAGCCTTTTCTGCAAGCGCCTTGGCTGCATTCAAGGTCAGCTCCTTGGCCTCCGCCTCATCAAGCAGGTTGGCCTTTACGATCTGGGTAACGTAGCCTTCCAATTCCGCCTTTTCTTTAGCTTCTTGGTTGGCCTTCATTTCCGCCATGTTGTCGGTCAAGGGCTTAACGGCATCAGATACCGCATCACCAATGATTTTACCTAGTGCTTCAGCAGACACGCTATCAGCCAAGCTATTCACTTTGGCGGAAAGATCTGCAAACTGCTTGTCATCAACAGCCATTTCCATAGTCTCCTGTTCAGTCTGAGTTTCCCGCCCAATCGCTTTGAGTAGAACGGATTTTAAAAAGTCGGCGAGCGTTGCCTTTTCTCGCTGTTCAAGGGCGCTAACAACGCTCATTGTCGCCCAATCAAGGTTTTCCTCTGCCATTTCGATGGCTGAATTGATAACCTCAATATCCTCGGCATTACCCGATGAATTTACGTATACGCCAACGCCTTGTTCAGGGGTGGCGGCGGGTTCTTCGTGAAGCAGCCATGCGTCGTGATCAAAAGCCATATCTCGGGCGATGCCATCATAATCAGCATTCGATACTGGCTCAATCCTAGGATACAGCCCCGTGCTTGTGCCAATCGGATCGCCCTTTTCAAGCGCGTCTAAAACCTCTAGGCCCTCTTTTGATCGCCCCGCCACCTCAATATCAATGACTTTATCCATCAGAACGCGACCATTTTCACGCCGGACATTTTCATTCCATGACCCAATGTGGTTCATGTTTACCGCTTCTGGATCACGCGCCGAAACGTATTTTCCATTAATCTTTGGGTGCCCAAATGGGGCGGGGCTGCGCTCAAGAGACCGAAAGCCCTTTTCAATTTCATCAGCGGGGTAAAGCAGACGGTTCATAACGATGTTATCAGGCAACGTCGCTGCCGACACCACCTTAACCTTGCGGCCATTGCGCATTTCATCACGCGGCTTGGCGTTGGTAATGCAGTGTACATTTACCCTAATTCGCTTCATCGTCAGGCCCCTCAAAAGTTACTGTTAGCGGCTCCATACCGACCACTTCACGAATTTCGTCTGGGGTGAAAACAATCTCACCACCCATTGGCCCCGCAACCGAACTATTAACATTTGCCATCTTAACGGCGCGGTCGATCTTTTCGGCCATGCTTGCCTCGGTCAAATCAGACCAGTCAATCACCCAATCCCGATCCGGGATCATGCCAAACCGTTCAAACCGGTTCAACATCTCCTTGATTGTCGGGCGGCAAAGATTAACCCGACGTGACATAACCGTCTGCGACCATTCGGCGGCGTCTTCTTGACTTGCCCGCTCGCCGTTCTGCATGCCCACCATGATTTTCATCGGCATGCCCCAGCTTGAACAATGCATCTGCAACGGGGTGGCAAAGAAATGCTCGGGGCTTGGCAAAGAAACGTTAATTGGCGTTACCTTCATGCCCTGCGTCATTAAGCTAGCGCCGAAACCCTGTAGAAACTCGCTAACCACTTCATCAAGCTTATCGGCTAACTTGTCCTCTGTGGTATCCATAAATGACGCCATTTCGGATGATACAGCGTCCTTATCAATCTCTAGTGCAAGGGCGGCGCGTGCGGTTTTCCAGAACCCTTCGCCGCCAGCCCCCGCGATCTTTTCCATATCCAAAAGAGAATTATAGCTCGGCTCCAAATCGGACATTGCATTAACGGTGCCGTCCTTTGACCAAATCACAACTCGATCTGGATGCACATTAAACGACCGCTGGTTTCCGTTGCCGTTGGAGCTATTGCCATCAGGCAAAGCCGCCTCATTGAATTGGAACATCTTGGGCTGGCCGTATGTCTCGCTGTCCCTCTCGTCCGATCCCCATTCCGAAACGGTTAATTGCCCCGCCCATGCCGGGATAACCTCTACCAGCGCATCAAGCCCACCGGGAACGCGGCCTACCGGCTCTGTCCACCCCTTATTATCAGCAAGGCGCAGGATAATGCCCGCGTACCCACCAACCATAGACCGTGCATCGGCATCGGATACCTTTTGCCAAAATCGCAAATCTTCCAATCGCTGGCGAATGTCTTTTTCGACTTGGCTTTCGGTGGGTGTTTCGCTTTCCCAAATCTCAGGGTAATCCTGCCACGTTTTCAGCTTGGTTTTTTCAACCGACGCGTGGGCAATCCCGTTGCGGCGATACGTGGCGTAAAGGTCGTGGAATGTTAGCTGGTCAGGGTAGCCATAGTCTGCATAGATATTCCGTTTCGGGTTTACATTGTAAAACCCCGGAAACATCTTTCCGATTGACCGCTGTACGGCATTTGCAATCATTTTGCGCGACAAAGCAATATCCTAAACCTATTTCTGGTTAAAGATACATGCTTTCATGGCGGGTGTAAACTTTTTGTTTGCGTTATGTTCTCTCCAACCAGAAAGCAATTTGCATTTTTTGCAATTTAGGGTATTGACCCGATAGATTTTGTATGCGATGGTGTGTTTATCGAAACAACGAACCAAGGATTAAAGCAATGTCTAAAATTTCATGTAATAGTAATAGTGGATTTCACATCGAATTCGACAACGGATTGACAATATCAGTCCAGTTCGGGCACGGGGCCTACTGCGACAACCGCAACAGCAGTGTTGATGATGTCACCGGAGACTATGATTTTTGCCGAAATGCTGAAATTGCTGTTTTCGATAGTAAAGGAAAATTTGTCCCCATATCTGAACACGATAATGTGGCCGGGCATGTTGATATTAACCACGTTCTGGACTTTATCGTGGTTGTTCGCAACCTACCCAGCAGCGTGAACTGTGATAACTGGCGCGAACACGTTGAGCCAATTTAACCATGGCACGACGCCATCCTTGATCTTATTTATGTTGAAAAGGAATAACCCATGGAGATGGAAATGACGACGAAACCACTTTCACAGCGGTTCATCAAATTAAACGCCGCAGAACTTCAATCTGGTCTCGACAGGATTGATTGGGCCGAACGCCTGATCCTCCAACTTCCAGAGACCCACGAAGGCCGTAGCTCATGGCTCATTAACTACGGCAAAAAGGCTGAAGCACAAGCATTGCGCCAGAAGCGTGACATCCAATTCTTGGATGAAACGAGATCGGCTGAACTGCGCTAACAACAACACCAAAAACCAAGGAAACTGAAATGACCTTCGAACTCAAACCCGGCGACTATATCTTAACATCTGAAATTCCATTCGATAAGCGGCAAGCAGTGATTGACGCGTTTGCGGCGGCTGGAGCAGCGTATTTTGCGTGGGGGGTGAGGTGATGACTAATGAAACAGAAATAAAGCCGGGCGCGGTGTTCGAGACCAAAGCCCTGTTTGTTGATGACGGCACGGACGATTTTTCCGCGTGGCATCCCGGATTCAAAACTGATGGCGAGTATGGGGAAGATCAATGGTGCGACGGGTATGGGCTTGTCGTTCACGAGGTGGTGGCGATTGTCGATCTGCCGAAGCCGTACAAGCCTCGCGTGGCATTTAAGCGTTATTTCGTCCATCCAGACTTTTACCAGACCAAAAATCGGGGGCTGATGTTCTGTGGGCTGGAATCATTTCGTCGCAAAATCATCCCCTACGATGAAGCGCGGAACACTGAAATTATCGCCTATACAAAAGGAAAGTTTCAAGGCTGTAACGGTGAATTCGACTTTGAAACGTGGATGACCGCCTACAAAGCACGAGGTCGCAACCTATGACCGCTTTCATCCACAAACTCACCCGCCCGCTGCGCAAGTGGCTGGCGCATCGAAAGGAGATTTTGTCATGAGCACTGCATTGATAAACGCACTTCGCAGCTACACGCAAGCCGACATGGACGGCACATTCGTTAACGTGCCCCGTCAATCCTGCGAGGAAGTCGCGGACCTGATCGAAAACCAAGCCGCCCTTATCAGCGAACTGGTTGGGGCATTGGAACAGATAGCATGGCATAGCGCATTTGTTCACGGTGCTGCGGGTGATTTCCAGCGGACCGCCAATGATGCGCTAAAAAAAGCCAAGGCCGTGGGTGCATCATGATTATAAAATGGGTTATTCGCGTTATTCTTGGCATATGCCTTCATAATTTCAAATGGCGTGATCCAGAACAAATGACGATCCAAGGAAAAACATCTATGGTGCAAGTGGGCAATTGTAAATGGTGCGGCAAGTGCTATGTTCGTGAAATACGAGCATCGTACATAGACAACTAAAAACATTCACCTGTTGCGAGACTTGATAAACACACCTGCTTTCGGCTTTGGCTTTGCCAACATGAACGCCATCATGACGCTATCAGCAAGATTTGGTGATTTTGTTCCATCCGGGGCCTTGTTTACAACAACCTTTCCTCTTGCGCTTTTCTTATAGGTCGGCTGGCTAAGCTCATTGGTCAGCCGATCAAGATGTTTGCATTGAGGGTTAATCGTGATCAGGTCATCGGCGTTCCAGTCCTTGCCTTGTGTTACCGCCTCGTGTGTGGCCTTAAACCGCTCTCGAAGCATCCACCAGCATTGAGCCTTGAAATTATCGAAGAACTCGCCATTTGTGCGTCCTTCGATAAAAGGCTTATCCTTGTTAATGACCTCCCCGCCACCATGAAATGCCTCCACAGTGATCTTAACGGTTTTCCTGTGTTCGTTTAACGCTCTGGCATCGCCACGCACACCAGCGCCTAGGCCGTCACTGTCATAGATTATTTTCTTGACGCCCCATTCGTCGCAATTATCAAACGCCTTTGACGTGGTGCCGTAAATATCTTCTACAGTTTCCCCATGCCATTCATCAACATCATCGATCATAATGCCGTTTCTAAGCGTCTGAGCGTTGCTGTCCTTGCCAAGATCCGCAACATCTAAAGATGATAGGCGCTCCCCTGTTGGATCAAATCCGATCTTGTCATGCGCCCCTATGGCAGACTGCACCCATGCGCTAGGTATCAGCACGCCATCAATCGATGCGCTAAAGTCAATGTCGATCTCCTGGGCTACCGTTACCGGGTCCAGTATCTCTCGTTGCTTTGCATACCAAGCATCATCCTTGCGTGGATCGTCCCGCCAATGGAACCGGAATGTATCAAATCGGCCAGACAAGACGCGCTGGGCAAAAGGATTAGCCAATCCGTTAGGTGTGCTGATATCAATGCGGCAATTCGTTGTTTGAGATAGCGATGCCTCAACAAGCTGTGGCCGCTCAAGAAATGCGCTTTCGTCGACAAAATATATTGATGCTCTATCGCCACGACCGATCCCGTCACCCGCTTCCCCAACGATAACCGATCCGGTGTCCGGAAACTTGATGCGCATATGTGGATCTGTCACACCAGCCGCAAATCCACCGCGAAATTCTGGCGGCAACAGCTTCATGAACATACGGGCTTTGTAAAACAGGCTTTTCGGTGCGCCAATCTTGTCTACGTATTCCTCTTTGCGACTTCCAAAGCCTATTACTAAATCATTGTGGGTAACGCATAGCACACACGCCAGACCAACAGACAACCAAGACATACCCATATCACGGCTTTTAACTGTGGGGCCGGGCATTTGATCCTTCCAATGACGCATAACCCAATCAACCCACTCTTTCTGCCTCTCAAACAGAATGAACGGGATGATTGACGGCAATTCTCTTTCGATGTTACGGGGATCTGCTGTCATACCCCAATCGCAAATCATCTGCGCGGGGTTGGCCTTGTAGTATGCCATCAGCGCCGGTATCTGACCGGGGTTACTTCTTATGCGCTGCAATCTATCGGCACGCTGGGCGAAAACCAACGAGTAGTCAGGATTGCGGTAATCAAAATTATTCATCACCCATCAAATCTTGATAAGCACGCGCCGCATCTTCTGGCTTCATGTCCGGGTCGATCTTCACAGTTGACCGGCTGGTAATACTTAGTTCTTGTTTTTCTCGCCATTCGTCTGGGGCCATGTTCTTTAGGCCAAAGATAACAAGCGTTGCGTTTCCTTGTCCTGTTTGCGCATTTTTTCGGCCAAGTTTCTCCCACCACGCGGCGCATTTAGCCTTTGCCTTTTTTACGGCTACCGAAAATTCATCGTGATCATCAACCCATTCACCAATTGTTGACCGGGCAACTCCGATCTCGGCAGCGAACGACGTAAGGCTTGCGCCATCCGCCATGTGGGCGATTACCTCGTCACAGTACCTCTCTTTGTACTTACTTGGTCTGCCTACGGGGTTTTTGGTCATATCGCATTGCTTATTTGCCATCACTCTACCTCTATCAGCTCGTCCGGTATGTCTATTTCGTCGCCAATTTTAAACAGAACAACAGCGCGACAAATTGCTGTTAGCGGGTTTTCGTCACATGCCCAATCATGCGATACAACTTCATTACCAGCACAGCATGACACAAAATTTTCATCTGATCGCATATAATCTATCGACATGCAGTATTTCTCCACCAAACGTCCGCCATGCGCCCAATTACTAGATGGGCTGAAATTTTCACCAATAGAAGAAATATCTTTGGTTCGGATTAGGTGAGACCGTACACCTTCATGATCCCACCAAAAAGTTGTCGTTTCAAAAGCGCCGTTCCTGCTTATTTCTGTTGGTTCGCCCCACTCCACCACAGCAACCGCATAATTCAATGCGCGACCGGATAAGCCTGATACGTTAACCTTCATACCTCTTGCTCCGATTTTTCATCTTGTCGTGAATGCGCCGTCAGCCGTTTAATGCTGTCGTTGATTTTATTGGTGTATCCTGTGCCCCCACAGCCATCACAATCAGCATCGCCACCATCTTCTGTGGCTTCTCCGGTGCCATTGCATGTAACGCAAAATTGCGGATGGCACGGAGCGGGAAAACAATCATCCCATTCGCCCTCAATATAACAGTCAATGTCAATAGCCACGCAGTTAATACATTCAAAGTCTTTATGGTATCGCGTTTGTTTTTGATCATTTAAATTGCACATTTCATTTATCCTTCACCGCCAAGAACACGACCTTTGCTTTGTATTCCTCCATGCGTTCACGGTTTACTCCGTCTGCAATTCTATCCCGGCGTTCCCACGTATCTTTAACGTGTTCCATCATGTTTTTCTCATTAATGAAAGCATAGTGGTCGAATGGGTTCGGATTGAACTTTGATGATATGTAGTCAATTTTTTTGACATCACCTA